TTTCTTCTTCTCATCTGATTACCAGTCTCGTGGTCTTCAGGCATAGTAGGCCAAGAGGATCCTAAGATCTCCTTGATCATTTCCTTTGTGTAACCCTTCATAATACCTGTACAACACCTTTAACATCAGGAATCTCTTCCATCAGTTTACGTTCTATGCCTTGCTTTAAAGTCATAGTACTCATAGCACATGTCTCACATGCACCACCTAACTTTACTTTAACATATCCATCTTCTATATCGTAGAGTTGGAGGTATCCACCATCAGCTTCAATATAGGGAATAAGTTCTTCTAAGACTATGAGTACGTTTTCTTCATTGAGTTCCATATTAAAGATTGTCTTCTTGATCAGTCAATAATACGACATCAGAAGTTGGTTTTGCAACACATGTTAAAACAAATCCATCTTCCATCTGATCATCATCTAAAAAGAACTGATCTTCCTGATCTACTGTTCCTTCGATAATCTTCATACAACAAGAAGAACAAGATCCAGCACGACATGAATAGTTATGTTCCAGACCCGCTTCTTCTAATGCATCAAGAATACTGGTATCTTCGTCACACTCAAAGGTATTTGTTTCACCTTCTGGTGTCTTAAGAGTTACGGATGCCATAATGGGAATATACGAGGCAATGTTATTTAGGATACATGAATAACACCCTTCATACCAGCACCAGCATGAGGATCACATTGAAACTCATAGTCTCCTGCTTCTGTGAAAGTAACTGGGAATTGTTCTCCACTCATGAATGCTAGGTCGGGATGAGATAGTTCTTCATGACCTGCAAACATTATATTGTGAGGAGGTAGGTCTCCATTAATAAAGGTGACTGTATCTCCTACTGAGACCGTCACCTCGTTTGGTTCAAAGACTAAGTTGCCTCCTGCACCCATTTGTATCTCAGCAGCATATGCTTGTGCTGCTAATGTCATAGAAAGAAATAATGCCGTTAACATTATAGTCAACCTTGACATCCACCACATGATTTCATGCTTATGTTTTATTATCATTGTTGTCATAATTAAATCTCCTTTAGACAATAATCAATAAAAAGAGGATGTTCCCTTAATGCAGGTACATCCTCTTTACTGTGTTGAATTGCTGCGTATGCGTCTTCTGCATACTCACATATTTCATAATGTTGTTGTAGTAGGTCGTGATAACCGACTGTATAGTGAGACACGATTTATAGCCGTGGGCTCGCATAAATTACAGTATTATTTATACTGAAAACAGGTATTTTTACTTATTAGTGTTTTTGTTTCAAGACTCTGTGTTTATTTGTCTACAAAGTCTGGGCAAAGAAGAGCGCCAACAAGATCCTTTGCATGACGATTATGATCACATAATTTATTCATCCAAATTCTCTCTTCTAATGTAACTTCACCATCAGTTGATATAATGCGACAGCATATATCTATTAATTCATTTCGATAATTAGTACTCAAGGTCATCTAAAAATTGCCTCCTTTGTGCCCATGTAACCCCACTAGTGGAACCTTTACATGGATTTATACATTTTGGGTGATCTACATCATTACACAATAATCCTGCTAGATCATGTGGACATCCCATTTTACCTGAAGTCCAATACAATTGACCATCCAACCATTGTGATTGACATGCTGAACATATCTTATACGAGCTCTTCATAAAAAACAGAATCCTCACTTTCTCCAGACATAATTTGTTTCCATTTACCATCAGGTTGTTTTTGATAAAGTTCTAGACAGATCTCTTGTCCATTATTGGTAGTCCAAAGACGGAACCATCTATCTTTATCTTCATCATAAACAAATCCTTTTGATATTAATGATTGGATAAATTCATCTTCTTTCATAATTTTATCATAATCAGCAGCACTGTCAATGATGGATTGTTTAAGATCCTCTAGATCCCACTCCATTAATTGGCATATGCAACAGCTGTTGCCCATACATTAGAACCAGCAGTAGCTGCTTCAAGTGCTGCACCAGGCTCCTTCTCTATTATAATCCCTTCCCCAGCAGGAACGTAAATGATTGCTGGTGTAGCATTTGCTACGGTAACTTTAGCAGCATCACTATGAGTATTAACAACCCATACTAACTTATCTCCAGCAAAAGCACCAGCTCCAGCTTTAATATCGACTGCTGATCCATATGGTTTTAATACCATGACTCTTAACTCCGTTTAATTCTATTTATCTGACATCTTTTGTTTAAGCATCTTCTGAAGTTCTGCTGTAGAACCAAAGAATACTGAATTATTTACTGTAGAAGGTCCTTTCTGAACTTTCTCTGCTTCTATATCTTTTAATTTCTTCTGTGTATCTAATAATTTATCAGTTATATCAGCCACGTTCTTAATCAAGTTACCAGCGACTTCATACGCTCTTGGGTGATCTGTACTCTGTGCAACTTCTAACGCACCCTGAATCGCTTCCTGACCAGTTTCAACCAATCTGTATAATTGAGATCTACTATACTGATAATCATCAGTTACATCTGTCTCTCCTTTAGGAGTTACATCGGTAATTTGATTCTTTCTTGGAAGACAACCACCTTCAGGTGTTTCAGTCACCTCAACATTGAATGTTTTATTCAATTTATCAAATGTATCACTCATTAGTAATTAGTCCAACTTTCATTAAATCCAAAGTCATCACCAGCATCAATAAATGCATCATCTAGTGTGTTAATGACAGAGAACTTCTGATCATTACCTGTTGGTTGTGATGTGATGTCAATTGCATATCCTTGTCTAGCATAAGACTTAGATTTAGCAACTCTAAAGTTATCATTGTCAATCTTAATTATAAAGTAATTACTCTTATCTGTTAATCCACCAACAGGTGTACCAGATGGATCTGAGTTGTATGTAACCTTATCCTGAGTAACAAACCCATGACCTGCTAATGTAATAGTGTTACTGGAAACATTGAATTGTGTAGGTGGTATTGAAGTACCATCTCTATTCTGATCAGTCTTAGCAGCTGGTGTTGCACTGTATCTAACGTGTCTTGATCCAGTGGTCATTGCAGCACTAATATCAACATTAACCTTCTTAATCATCTCAGCAGTAGATACAGGTCCGTATAGATATGTCTTTGCTGTAAAATTAAGAGTATGAATCAAGGTTCTTCTTGTACTCATATCTGCTTCATAGTCATCATATATTCCAACATTATTTAAAATTATAGGTATATCTTTTTTCTCTCCAATTGATGTTATAAGATTAATAGTAATATTAAACATCGGTTGAAAATAAGGTAGAATCTGTTCTAATATCTGTACAGAGTCTTCGTTATTTTTACTTAGAATGTTTAATTCAAATTCACAGTTATATGGTACAGGACTGTATGTAGAGTAACTCTTTTCTGTATCTGTAGATTTCTGTGATCTTTGTATTTGTATAGGTCCTAATTTTCTAGATGGATCATAATTAATACCTTTCATTTCAAATGAAATTCTGGGTAATGTGATTTGTGTCTCAGCACGACCATCTAGTGAAGGTTCTGCTTCTATCCTTGCAAGAAACTTCTCTCTTGGGCCATAGTTCAAAGGAACTTTAATTGTTTGTACGACACTCCCAGCACTATCAGTTCTTTGTAATTCTACATTATTAAATATAGTTCCAAAACCAATAATAGTTTTTCTAAGAATTTCGTGATAAAAATGTTTTCCTAACATTAGAATACTCCAGAATTACCAACTTCACCAAATGGATTACCTTCTGACCAATCAAGAAGTGAATCCCCTTCGGTTTCAAAAAATGCATTTTCAGATGAAGATGCGTTTTCAATTTCTATACTACTAAAACTATCTATCACAGTTTCAGCTTGCGATTCTGCACCAACTAAGGTATCATCATCGGAGAACTTACCTACTATATCTATAAGTTCTAATTCTTTATTAGTTACATCCCATCTCGCAACCTTACCTTTTGCTTCATTTGGAGAAGGAGCAATTATAATTCTAGGTGTTGCTACATACCCTGCACCAGCAGTAGTTAAGTTTATAGCACTAATAGTTCCATTAGTTACTGTAGCTGTAGCAAGTGCTTGAGTTTTAGTTGGATCAGCAATAGTCACTGTAGGTGGTGACGTATAACCATTTCCAGCATTTGTAACTGAAATACTTGCAACAGCCCCAGCTGATAAATTTGCAGTTCCAGTTGCTTGTGTTCCACCAGATATATCTGGGGCGGAAAATGTAACTGTAGGTGCTGATGTATATGCACTACCTCCAGCAGTCATTGCAACTGAACCAACCTTATTAGATGCACCTGTTATTGTACATACTGCTTGAGTTCCTTGGAATCCTGTTGGTATAATATTGATTGTATCTCCTATAGCATATCCAGTTCCAGCAGTGTGGATAGTTACAGTTTGAATCACACCATTACTTGCAGTAGCATTTACTTTTAGTCCTATTCCACTACCACTAGTTGAGGTAGGAATATTACTAATACTATCTGGATAGGTTTCTCCAGCAGATGTTATGGTTAAGGCTGTAACAATACCATTTGTTGTAGTTGTAGTCCCTGTTGCAGTTTGAGCATCAGGTTTTCCTATAGTAACTAAAGGTGCTGTTGTATATCCAATACCAGCTTTACGAATATTCCATGTATTTATTAAATTCCATGTAGCATTTGGTGTAGATGACGTTACATCTGCTGTGGACTTAGTACCATATACCAATTCACCAAATTTAAAATTACCTCCAGCAGAAAGAATAGCTTCAGCTGCAGCACCAGTTCCAGTACCAGTAATGGTTACTGTAGGAGCAGTTGTTGTATATCCACTGCCAGGATTAGATATAGCAATAGAAGAAACAGCTGTATTTGTTATTGTAGGAACTATATTTGTAGGAGGAACAGCACCAGCTAGAGTATTGAAGTTTACTGTTGTATTTGATCCATATCCAGTACCAGCTTGAGTAACATTAATATACTTAATTCCACTAGTAACTTTATGGACAATAGAGTATGCTGTCTCTGCAGCAATCTTATCTATTTCATCTAAACCAGTTTCTAGTCTCTCATCAGAGAACTCCATGAGTTCAGTAACAAGTGTAAATGTAGGTACATCTCCAAGAGGTCTTAGAGGTGTTTCATTCTCTACAAATTTAATTTGAAATAACTGTTTTGTTAATGGGAAGTATATTGCATCTCCTTCATTTGGTCTTTCAGCAGAAACAAGATTATTTGATTTTGCTTGTATAAGATCTTCCCATCTACGTCTTGATACAATAAATGTTGCTTCTTCTGAAATCCTTACACCAAACTTTGTTAATAATGTTCCATCACCTTCAAATCCATCATAGTTGGTGAGGTACATTTCTATCATATAATTCTCATCAAATTTAGCAAGAGTATCCTCTCTAAACAACCTATCAGTTGTTACCATTTCTCTAGGTAAGTAATATACATCTAGACCATAGATCTGCATGGATTCAATAATTAAATCCTCATACAGTCTTTGTTCAGACTTAGTACCTATAGTAAAATATACATTCTTAGCCATATCATCCCACGAAATCTAATGGTGGTGTTTCATATGTTGATAACATCTGTTCTTCTAGAGTAGTTAATTCTTGAATAGCATCATCATATATCTGTCTACCATTAAATTCGACTCCACCAGGCATTTTAATACCAGTAAATTTAATTAAATTCTGACCCCACTGTTTCTTTATCTTAGCAGTGGCATATTTCTTTACAAATCTTTCGTTATAAACCTTAGTGAATGTTGTAGGATCAACTGCCCTATAACAATCAATTACAATATAATCGTTTGCTTGTGCTAAATCCCAATCAATGTCAATATAAAGTCTATTAGTTACTTTATTAAATCTAATATCCTTATTACCTTCTATCAAGAAATTCAATGTTTCTAGATATTGTAATGTGATCTCCATATTAAGGATATCATATGCATAAAAATTATAGAAATCGTTCAAAAAGAACTGATATCTAAAACCAAACATATTATTAACCATAGTGTTAGAGACTTTTTTAATTCCCTCTACACCAAGAATATGATCTGGTACTGTTAAATATCCCCGTCCCTGTTCAAAATTGAGGGTACGAGAAGTACCAGAAGCACCATCATTAGTATCTGTAGCAGTAATAGTTTCATTTCTACCTGCATTGGCACTACCACCACCCCCATTAGTAATATCATTTTCAGTGAGTTTGTACTTTAAGTACATCCTCTCAACTCCATCATAAACCCGCTCTTGAAAAATTTGTATAGTGTCGTCAATCAAATCATCAACTTGATCTTCATCGACATTAATCTCCACGACAGGTTTTCCAAGCTGTCTTAGACAATATTCTTTAAGAGTGGCTTTACTATTTGGACTTGCCATCGGGTTCTAAAATCTCGGCGGACTGTTTTTCATCATCTTGATATTTTTTCAATTGTTGAGTCAAACTAATAATCTTTGACTCAAACAACATATTTTCTCTTACCAATTGACTTACTTTTTCACTCATAACTTGCATGAGTGCATTTGCTTCATCAGGGGTCATAATTACCTCACTTTATAATTTAATAAGTGCCTCCATCTACAGTTGTAGTCCATGTAGGAACACCAGCAGATGTGGCGGTTAAAATCTGGTATGATGTGTCAACATCAGCAGTACCAGCAGCAACTGTTCTAGTTATCTTAAGATCAGAGTTGAAATAGGCAACACCTTTGTTTACACCATCATCAAGTTTAACAGTTTTGAACCAACCTTCTCCTCTAGTTCCACTAAAGAGATTAGAATTATTTGTACCATCCTTGATGAATACAAAAGCATCATTGTCATCATCGTATCCAAAGAAACCAACTTTAGAAGAGTTAGATTTTAGATACTTAAACTGAATACCACGGTCTAGATTGTCGTCAACTGCTTGACTGATTGTAAGTTGTGTATCTACTGCAATACTAGAAGTTGTGTTGTTACTTACAGTAAATGTAGTTGTCTTAAAGACCTTTGTACTTACTTTAGTAATACCAACTTTTTGAGCAGCAGTAGGAGTTCCAGTTCCGACACTAGTTAGGCTTCCACCATCATAGAAATTATCGGATCCTAAAGAGACATTTGCGATTAAGTTAATCTTAACTGCATTAGCAGCTTGAGAAACATAAGTACCAATCTTTGAGAAACTAGTACCATCCCAGAACCAAATATCATCACCAGCTGATGGTGCGGTTCCAAATTGTCCATCACTTGAAGCACCAGCATTAGTATTCCACTCAACCTCTACGTTAGATACAGTAGTTGATGTAGCAATTCCAGTACCAGTAATTGTTGCACCCTCAACAACAGATGAAGGATTATCAACTATAACTTGGTTTTGTCCACTTGCTGCAGTTTGAACAACACTCTTAGAACTTACAGTATCACCAACCGTAAAGATAGGATCATTAACTGACAATTCAGAAGAGTTAACAGTTGTTGTAGTACCAGCAACTTGAAGATTACCACGAATGATAACATCACCACCAGCATCTCCAGCATCAGGGAATGGGTCGATAACAAGTTCTGTTGCAGAGTTACTATCTGTGGAAATTGTATTTCCTTTAATTCTTATATCACCAAGGTCTAATGTAGTTGCATTAGTACCCATATTAATAGCAGTTGCAGCACCAAAAGCATTGACTGTTGTTGCTGTAGCATTCCAAAGATTTTGAGTCGCCTCAGTACCAACTACGGTTGGGTTCCTAAGTGTAGCAGTACCAGTCGTATGACCCATATTCAGAGCAGCTGCAGCACCAAAAGCATTAACTGTTGTTGCAGAGCCATTAAAAACATTCTGTGTTGTCTGACTACCCGTTACTGTTGGGCTATTGATTGTAGTAGTACCAGTTGTAGCACCGATATCAATTGTAGTAGCAGTACCAAATGCATTTACTGAAGTTGCATTTGTTTCTAATAAATTAAATGTTGTTGCATTAGTTGTAAGATCTCCACCGTCAATATTCAGATCGTTATCTATATCAACATTAGCACTACCAAATGTAATTAATTCGGAATTATCAGTAGTATCAATTGCAACATACTGATTACTACCTTCTTTAATTACAAAAGCATCAGTAGTGTTATCAGTCATATCAAAACTTGGAGTACCAGGCCCAATAATGACATTATCAAATTCAACTGTGCAATTAAATTTCCAGTTTGCACCAGTTACTTGAACTTTGTCTGTACTATTTTCATCATATTCAATCTTAGCATCAGAATTTGTCGCAGTCCCATCAGCACCAGCACCAAATGCTAAGAAAGTATCATCAGGTATTCTTACTTCACCAGATCCATTTGGATCAAAAATTACATCCCCATTATTGTCGCTAGATGATATAGTATTATCATTAAGGGTTAAATTATCAACATTAAATACATCAATTTTACCAGACTGGTCAACAATTACAGCAGAGTTATTAGTTAAAGTACCATGACCATGATCCAACATGTCAGTGAAATACTTACCACCCAATACATCTATATTTGCAGCATGTCCAGAAGAGTCTTCAGTACCTTGACCTATGAAGAGTTTACCACCAGAAGCAACGTTTGATGCACCGTTATTTGTGGTTTGATAGTCTGTATAAGTACCAGCACCATAACTGTGTGCAAATTCACCGTTTCTTAGATTACTCGGAGTTGCGGTTGGTGTTGTACTCGACCTTTTAACTTTAATGAAAGTTGCCATTGTTTGTTCCTATGTGAAAGATTTAATAGAAGCCTGCGTTGATGGTCAAACCTGAGTTTTCTAAAATATTTCTAGCTACCCATGTTTGAGTTGTAACATCATATTGGAGAACGGCACCATCAGCTGCAGAAGTTAAATTTACGTCAGTCAAGGAAGCGAGCCTTCCACTTGCGCCAGCCGAAGCGGCAACAGTAATGACTTGGGGTGTGTTCCGAACAGTAACTTTAGTGTTCATGTGACGCCAGGGTTGATTGTGACAATTCCTTCTATAACTCTTGTTTTTGTACCACCAGCTGACGTAACAATAACGTCATATAGATATCTGCCAGGATCCATTGCTGTTGTCACAGAGTCTAGAAGTGTTAGAACGACTGTTCCAGTTGAGGTAGAACTTACAGTTGCAGTAAAACTAGTTGAAGTTGAACTATAATACGATTTTTTAATCTTAGCAGCTACAGAATAGCCAGTTAGATTCCAAGCCGCATTATTATCATCATATATACCGACTTCGACAGTAAAGTCAGCACCCTGATCAACATATAGATTATGAACTGCTGCCATTAGGATCTACCACTTATACTATATTTATAGGAGATTAGTTTCTCAAGACTATTTATGCCATAATATGCCGTAAAAGAAGATCCTTAATAGTATCGATCTCTTTCTTGGTTTCGTTAATTGTTTTTTCTAAATCATCCAGTCTATTATCATTATCTATTCTCTTCTTATAGCTTTTCATATACTGTTCGTAACTATAAGTATTTCTATTAATTATAGCACCAGACTTAGTATCTCTACTAAGATCTGGATGCCCTTCAACTTCTGGATTTTCCATAATTATACTGCAAGAGCAACTCCTCTAAAGTTTCTTACTTTAGGAGCATTAGATTGGTCATTACCAATCATAACTACCTTAATAGAATATTCTTTAAAATCAGGTAAACTAGTGATCTCATATTCAAATGCTCTATATGTTTCTTTATCTGGTGATGATGGATAATTTGTAGAAGGAATTTCAATGTAATCTAATAAATTGAAATCATCTGACTCATCATCTCTCTTAACCTTGGCAAACACCTTAATATCAACTCCCTGTCTTCTTATGGCATCAAAGAAAACTTTAATGGAAGTAGATGAATTATCCAATGTCACTTTCTTAGTAATATAAACAGAATCATGTAATGATCCCTCAGAATTAAGTTCACTTGAAATATCTATAGTTCCATCTGTTTTATTAACTCTATTAATACGATTCATAGCAGTAACAACAGATGATCCAGATAGATTAAACATCGGACTTAAGTTATCAACTGTACTCTTCATATCAGCATAGAATTTAAATGAATCAGTAGAACCAAAATATTGTGTTTGATTTTCTGGAGAAAGAATAACACTAGAAGCATCCAATTCATTTACTTCTAAATTAGCAAGAGTAGTTTGAGGTAAGGATGAGAAAGTTCCTGTATTCTTAGCACTAACTGAAGCACCAGCAATTGTATCTAATCTTGCAGAAAATTCTGTACCAGAGAATACTATCTCATTTAATCTTGGTGTAATACTTTCAAATTGTAGATTTCTACTTGCTTTTATGTCTTTAGCACCTAATTGAGTAGTCTCATTAGCTTTTGAAGTAACAGAAATCTTATACCTATCCATATCAGTCACATCATTTAATTGATGTACTTTGTTAATTTCTGTCAAAGGAATACCATTAATACTATAGTATTCAACTACAGAATTTGTAGCATGAGAAACAATAATACTATTACCTATTCCTCTACCACCAATAGGAACTGTTATTGTACTTCCACTAACTGCTTTATAAGCAATTATCTCATCGTTAACCTTAATATAACCCCAGTTATCTTGACCAACATTTGTATTATTAAACTTGGTAGGTGTATAAGTTCCATCAGCCAAAGTAACAGTTGTATCAACTATAAATTGTGAATTACCTAAAGAAGTAACCAATTTAGTATTTGGCACATTTGATTTTACACCAGAGATGCTAACATAATTTTGTTTTGTGTGCATACAATGGTTTGGATGTAAAATAGTAAGATCAGCTGAATTAGTCGTAAAGAATAAAGGATCTGTTGGAAGTGATACTCTAGGTACTGTACTATTTGTCAACTGTGCTGTTAATTTACTACCAGTTGTAAATTTAGCTCTATTAATATTAAATTTAATATCTTCCATTTGGTCTGGAGTCCAACTACTCATGTTCTGAGATTTGTACAATGACCCTGCATATGGTTGTTTATCAATTAATTGATCAGTAGTTACATCAACCTGATTTAATCTAGAAACCCAAACTTTATAATTTAAAGATCTGGATCTAAGAATAAATGCATACTCTTGACCATTTGCTACATATACTGGAGAATCAAAATAGAATCTTGTTGGATCATCAGCTTTTAAAGCAGAAGTAGATACCTTTGAAGCTTCAAGTGTTTTTACACTATAAGGAAGAATAGTTTGTGTAGGTGATCCGTTTTCTACAGTACGAATATCAATAGTTACAGGTATCTTAGTATCTTTAGATTGGAAGAATACATCAATAGATGTAATAAACATTCCACCTTCAATAGCATCAACAAAGAATGATTGTGCTAATGGGTCGCAGTTATTAGGTGGAGGTGGAGGAGGATCAGGTATAAATCTTTGTCTTGTTTCCTCAATAGGTGTTACAGTAATTTGAGGAATCTGCATATCTATACTTAAACTTGTTAGTTCAAATAGAGTTCCTTCTGAGTCATAATTAGCAACTGCATTAGTATCAGATATACCTTCTACAGTTGTAGAAGTTTCTTGGTCTGTTAATACTAATCTTGAATTACCAGTTTCTATTTTTTCTGGTGGAACTATAATAAAGAAATCTACAGTTCCCTCGTCATTAGTTGAAATTCTAGGATTTGTTAAACTAACCTCTGCGACAGCACCAGTAGTAAGTCCTGTTATCTTAACTTTATCTGAAGGACTTGATGGATTTAATAAAGTACCATCTAAAGTAGTAACATTATCAATTGCAAGTACAGTAGATGCACCAGTATAATTAGCAGTTATAGAAGCATCATACTTAGATGCAGCAACTACTTCTGCAATGATTTGATTTGTGCCAGGATCAGATTGTGCTTCAATCCTTACCTGTTCACCAACAACAAAAGAAGTACTATTTACAGTTCTAGTAATATTCCTAAAGAGTTTAGGATATATGCCATCATTAGTATCTTCACCATCAATAAAGAAATATAGATTTGTATTTGGTTTCATTCTTGATGACTTTGCATCTATAACAATAGATCTAGCAAACTCAATATTCTGAATTCCATCTATTCTATCACCAACTTCAATATTCTGTGTGACAGTACTGAAACTATTTCTTACACCAGTTCTTTTATCGGTAAACTCCGTACCACCACTAACTCTTTCACTACCAGTATTAGCCCAATCACCCCATTTATTTCCATCAGCACCACTCCTATCATAAAGGAATTTAATGGGTCCTGTAAGGTCTATTTGAGGTACATTTTCTGGAGCAGTTCTCTTGGTGTCAAACCAGACATCTCTTTCTGGTGATATTTTAAAATCTCCAATCCATGTAAATACATTGAACGGATTTAAATTAACTACTTTACTAGCATATGGATTAGAAGCAAATTGATCTTCTGTATATGGAAGAGATAAGAAATCACCAGTTTTTTGTAACCCACCAATTTTTGTTGGTACTAATGGATTAAGTTCATCAGCATTAGTTATTTCAACATCTGTTGTTTCCGACCATTTAAATCCAATATTATTTAAATATGGATATGGTCTCATTAGTCCCTGAGTAGTATCAATGGACATATTATAATCTGAATTATTGCTGTCAGTAAAATTAAGAGACTTAAAGTTATCTACAAGAAATCCATTTTTAAATCTATTATTTCCACTACCATCAAGGATCGTCATATTATTAGTATCAGTCTCAAGTAGACTTAAAGTTGTATAGTATTCAATACTATCAACTCTCGATTCCAAAGAACCGATATCTTTCATGGTATATCTTCTATTATTCTCTTTCTCTAATGAAATCTGAGAAACATCTTTAAGATAAGCTGGTATAGAAATTGTATTAATCAATAAAGAATCTGCAACTGATTCAGGTATTACTGGATTTACAGAAGGAGCTCCTTGTGATATTACAAACTTACCATCCTTACTGAGATATAATCTATCAATTCTTGGAGTATAATAAACAAAATCATATGTAGCAAATTCAGTAGGATATGGAATTATAGGAGAACTTTTAGATTGTTCGTAAATATCAAATGCTGATTTTGCATTACTAGAAACATATGGTGATGATACTGTACCAGAACCAGAAGCGGATGTTGATGTATAAGTACCTCTAAAGTCTAATACATTAGTATATGATGTTCCATTATAAGAATTAGGAATATCAACATATTCTACATCTCCATCATTAGCAGTATTAAAGGAACTTGTAGTATAAAAATCATTTGTTGTATTTTGATGTTCAAAATAATCAAATACAATAGTAATTTTTTCTGATGGTGTTGCCCTATTTGATAGTCTAGTTAACTTAGAAATTCTATAACTATCCTCTGTGTCATTTTTAATCAGAGCAAAATTATCCGTAACATCAATATAACTACCATGTATTACTTCAGTTAAATATCTTCCAACTAAAATAGGATTATTAACAACAGTAAATTGTGTAATTAAATTTGTTCCAGCAGCAAATTTTTGTGTTTGTAAATACTTCAAATGAAGATTAACACCATTCTTGAAAATAATTTTTGCTCTTAAAGAACCACTCTGAATAATATCTCCAGTCTTTAGATCTGCTGCATCATTAACAGTACAGCGATCAAACATTTGTTCATTAGTTACACCACTTACAGCTGCTTGGTGAATAGCATGTATTTTATAAACATCTGGGAATTTTAAATTAATCTCTTTATCTACAAATCTATTACCATAAACTGTATCACTAGATGTTTTATTCTTAGTTACCGATAAATATTGGAATGTTTTATTATTCTTTGTTCTGACAGAAACATTGTCAACTCTTAATTTATACCAAACAGTTAGATTAGTTCCAGAAGCTGGAGATCCACTTATTGATGATAATACTAAAGTATTTCCAGTAACAGTTGCAGTTGCAGTATGATCACCAGCACTTGAAGTAATATAATATCCTGTACCTAAAGGAGTAAAGTTATTTGGAGCAGTTATTGAGACTGAGTTATTATTATCAACACCAACAGTTATTTTTGCTAGTTTCGTATAAGAATAATCACTAATTGATTTTACAGGTAAATCTGATAATTCAGTAAACCAATTTTTACCACTAGTTTTAAGACCTGCATTAGCAGTCAAAGTAGCAGTATATCCAAGACCATTAATTATATTAGCAACATTATCAATATTTTTATCAGTAACAGATGCAGCTCCAGTAGATACTGTAAATGTATTAGAATCTCTACTATTACTTACAACATCTCCATTAGTAAACTTACCTACAACTTGACGTAATTTAATTGTTGTACTACCACTAGAAAGACTATCAGATACAACTACACCTCTAGATCCTCTAGAAGAAAATACAAAATCACCAGATTCTAATGCAGTGGCATCACCTGATACAACAATATCGGTAAATGTAGTAACATCTTCTACATATAGTCTAGAACCACTGCCCTCAGGAATCAATCCTACAGCACGTGCATTACCAATAACGACATTACTACTATCTCTTAAAGATAAGGTTTCGCCAGGATTAACACTTTGAACAGAAGATGCTACTGTAAAATAGGATCCAAAACTTGTACTTGCACTCTTATTATTTGATGAAGATTGTACTCTTGTTTTTTCAGCAAGTACATATTTCTTAGCGACATTATTAATTTCAAATCCTCTAACATATGCTTTTCCAGGCGATACCTCTAAAGCATAATAATTATTACCATTAATAGAATTTTCAGGATCAGTTTCGAGTGGTTCTCTTGCTAAAATGGTTCTACCATCTGCAATAACTTCATTAGGATTATAGATACCACCATTTTCACCATTATCAAGAGCTTCTCTTACTTTTACACCAAAATCTTTTACTGTGTAATCACCAGACTCATCATATGTTCTTCTAGCAAGATTTTTCTCTAATTCATTATATACACTAGTCTCTACAATTTTATTTAACTTACCATTATTTAATCTTAGTAATTCAATGAAATTACCATTATCAGAGAAACTAGTTAATTCTTTTGATAGTTTTACACTGATCTTTAATCTATCAGCGCCTGGTGCAGCAAAGTTGGAATATCCATTTGCATTATCAAATAATGTACTATCTTCATCACTAGTTACTTTTTCTTCCGTTACTGTTAAACCAATCTTATATGTTGGTTTATTTGAATATTGATCGAGAATTATACTCTCATCTGATACTTCTACAAAGAATCCACGAATATAATAAATTCCATTAGTAATATATGCTATACTTCCAGTATATGCAGATGCATTTGAAAGATATGTTTGAGCAACACTAAGATTAGTCGTTGTATCAATTAAAGTTTCATTATTAGCAAATTTGGATGACTGAACACCAGATGTACTAGTACCACCCTTAGTGTACTTTACATATAATGTAATAGCATTCTTTGTACTTGTAGCAACTGATATAGTATTAACAATCTCTGCCTCTACTCCAGTAGTTGAACCTTTAATAGTTTTACCAACTAAAGTACTTCTAGTCGCTTCTACTTCTAAACCACCAATTAAATTCTGAACTAAAACAGCGTCATATTGCAGATCATATCCAATCTGGCCAGGTATAACTACAGAACCATCCTTAAATGTATGATTTCCAAATTTTTCAATTTGATTCTGTAACTGAGTTTGCAGTTGAGTAAGTTCTCTAGCCTGCACTGGGTAGCCAGGTTTGAATAGAATCTTTTGATAGTTTTTAGTACTATCAAAATCATCAAAGTATGGCGCCAGTTTTAGATTGGTCTTTTGCATTGCCGAACGACTTCTTTTTTAGTATTTATTAGTATAATCAGAACTCAATAACGAGCTTAATATCTTCGATCTGGTCATCAGATCTAATGATAGTCTTTCTGTTCTCAATGTACAGAATAGATCCACTAAATTTTTTGACCTCTGAAGCAGAATAACCAGTAGTAAATGCTCTACCAGCAACAGTTGTAGTACCACTAGCAGCTGTATCAGGAGTTAATGCAGTACCAGATTGTGCTCCAGTAATTGCATTTGAACCACTAAATTCTGTTAGTTTGTACTTATTATTACCAGTTTGATCTACAGCAGTATATTCATTTTGGAAATATCTAAGAATTTTATTAACAGAATCCCAATGAATTACCTTACCTTTTGCTCCAGTAGTTGTTTGAGTTATTACTTCACCAATAGTGTAGTTAACAGAAGATGCTGCAGGGAATTTAATCGCTTTACATACAGCAGCAGTACTTGATGTTAAATCAGAGTTGCCTGGAGTCTGTGGGTCTGAAACTAGACCAAATCTTCTAAACTGCATATCTGTAGGTACGTCACCAGCACCATCTAGAAATTCTACAGCCTTATTAACCATCACTCTATAACCACCAAGTTCTCTCACAACATTAGAACCGTGTCCGTCAGGTGGTGAGATGATAGCATCAATACTAGGTGAACCAGCAGAAAGGTCTGTTGGAGAAACAGATCTTGCTTGTGCAGCAGCTAATGTTGAATAACACTCTGCAAGATTAATTTTACCGTAAGTATATCCTACACCAACTACAGCAAGTGAAACCGTACTTGGATCAATTTGACCAGCAATAGGAGCAGTATTAGATACAGTAAAAGTAACTACTGCAAGTGTACTACCATCACCTATAACAGGAGCGAAATAAGTACCTGCTGTCAAACCAGTTCCAACATTTCTTACTAATGCTTGGTCAACAGCACCAGAAGCAGCAGCACTAACAACATTAGAATCTGTTTTAACTGGCATAAAATCACTAGAAACGAATTTAACAAAATCGTTAATACCTAGTGTATACATATACTTCCATCTATAAGTATCTGAAGTTGTAAAGATAGAAGTTGATGTTCCTGTTGGTTCTACAGTAGAAACAACTCCATTTGGATTAGCAGGAGTTTCACCATTATAGATACACTTATAAACATCATAATTACTATTCATCACATAGAATTGTGAATCATAGAGTTTGTTTGCTCCAGTGGCAGACTGATAACCCGTTGAATAGTTATGTTTGTACATATCATAACGAGTATTAGTCTTCCAAGTTCTTTTTCTAATAACTTGGTTAACATCACTACGAGTAATTCTCTTCATAGCGATCATATCATCATATATCTCACTCAACTCATCAAATGAATCTGTTGGTGAAGGTATAGTATCAATATCATTAAAACCTAATCCTGAATATCTTTCAGCATTCCAAGTTTGTGAACGACCTATAAAAATATAAACTTTACTCCTGTCTCTCAATGCCTCTGTGGAAGAGTCGGAAAGAGGATTACCAGAAGAATCTAGAGGTTCCTCAAGAGCCTCCATAAACTGCTCCGCAGCAAATACTCTGAAATTGTCAGAAACTAGTGATGGCATTTTCTCTTACGATTTTTTTATGTTTAATGTTATTTATACTCTATTTACGAGTCGAAGTAGACTTTATCATTTTGAGCACCAGTTGCAGCAGTACTACCTGCTACTCCTCTAGTCACACCCTTCAAGTTGGTAGTAGTGTGATTGGTATATTCTATAACTTCCTTATTTATGAAAGCCCTATAGGAATCATACCCAATACCCTCATTAACAACTGTCACACTAGTAAATGCACCAGAACTATTTAAAACAGGTTCTAATACAGCACCAGATCCACCACCATTAGTTACAGCCAATGTAATATCGGTGGAATCATAACCACTACCAGCAGTTTCAACAACTACTTTAGTAATTTTTCCATCAACAACAAATGGTTGAAGGACGGCACTAGAACCACTGCCTGAAGTTATAGTAATAGAAATATTACTTTCAGAAGCCATTCCTGTACCTGTAACTGGTATAGTTTCAACAGATGTGTTAATACCAGCTGATAATTTAGTACCAAATGTAACATCACTGGAAGTTAACTGTTGATCTCTTACCACATATGTTTCATAAGTTGGAACTAATGTTGTATTATCAAGGTTATGTCCGACATAATCTATAACAGTATCACCAACTGATACAAATGTTTTCTCCTCAACAGAGATACCATTTGTAGATGATCTGACAAATTTATGTGTAGAATCACCATTCATACTAATACAGTTGTTAGCAGAAGCTTGTCCTGTCTGGAATGTATGAGTAGAGTTTGGTGTATACTTAACCGCACCACTTGTTGCAGAAACAAATCTATGTTGGTATTGGTTACTGGTGTTAGAATCAAATCCAACATTGATAGTAATCTCACCATTTTGTCTCTCTAAAGCATCAACAGCTGCACCTACAAATGTATGAGTACCAGTATATGTTGATGATCCAACAGTTATATTAAATGTACTAGTACCACTAGAATGTGTTTTACTAGAAATCTTCATCCATCTACCACTTGGATAATCAAATGATGGACGAGGATATGAATGTTGGGTAGCATTTCCATCTAAACCACATGTAAATACAAGAGCATTATCTTTAATTAACACATAATCATCATTTGCAAATTTATCACTAGGATCTGAAACACTTATGGTCACTAGACCATTTGCAGCATCATAAGATGCTGATGTTACTGTGTGTTCAGTAGATCCAACGTCTGTTATTGCAATTGATTTTTCACCTGCAACTGGGTCTGTGCCAGGGCGAGGATATGTAGTGGTAGATATATAACCATCTTTAGCACATTGGAATGATAATGATTGATTAACTAGGACTACATTTGTATCTTTACGCAATCCATGTTGTCCTATAACCAATACCATATCACCAGTTGCTTGATTATATTGAGCATTAGTAGGTGTAAACGTAGTATTAGTACCAGAAGCACCCACATCTACAGTAATTGTATTACCAGATTTTGCAGTAATTGGAAGAGATCTTCCAGATGCTTTGTCTATGCCTGGTCTAGGGTAAGATTTAACACTATCATTACCATCCATAGCACACTTAAATTTAAGTGAATTATCAGCAATTATAATACTCTTTCCAACTTTTAATTCATCAAAGTTAGAACCAACATCTAATGTTAGTAATCCAGTTACAGGATCATAATTAACTGCTGTTGGTGTGTATTGAGTATTTGCAAGTACCTTACCAACATTAACTGTAAGTGTATTCATATCAACTACAGTCGATGTTAACCATTGTTCAGAAGCAAAGTCTTTCTTCTCGGTTAAACAATCTGCTGCAGCAGAAACAAATCTGTGTGTATAACCACCACCAGAGACTATACAATTGTCAGACGCTTCAACAAACGTATGAACACTAGTATTAGTAGATGGAATCTTAGAAAGAACATTTACACTGATTGTATCAGATGTTATTGCTGTTACGGTAAGTGCAGTTTCATATGCTTGATCAACTTTCTTAGCAATACCATTAATATCTGCCCCTGCGAAAACATGAGTAGTAACATTTGTGGAAGGTATAGAATCAAGAACCTGAACATCAAATGTATTAGTTGTTATATTATCAACCTTTAACCATGTATCATATACTGGATCGGAAGTTCTAGGATAAGCTTTTGGTTGATTAGTACCATCAGTTGCACATCTAAATTGTATAGAACCAACCATAAATTTGATAAATTCACCTTTAATAAATCCATGATTGTTAATAGTAACAGTCATGATACCAGTAGTAGGTTCATAAATTGCATTTGATGCTGTATGATAAGTAACACTATCCCTTGGATATGATTTTTGTGTTAGATTTCCATCCTGTGTACAAGTAAATGTTAATGATTCTTTGTTTATCTTAATGGGATCTCCAAGTTTAATATTATGAGAACCAATATTCATCGTCATGATACCTGTAGCAGGTTCATATTCAACAGCTGTTGGTGTATGATATCCTAAAGGAGCAGAACCAACATTAACAGAGAATGATGATGTTCCAATATTACTTACAGGCAACCATTTATCTCTAAATGGATCTGTAGATCTTGGATAAGTATGTGTAGTCTGATAACTATCTAACAAACATTTGAAGGTTAATGCATTATCACCGATCTTAATCCTATCACCTAGTTGTAAATTATGAGGTTTTGTAGTAGTAATATTTAATGTTCCTGTAGTAGGTTCATAAGTTGCTGTAGATACAGAATGAGTATTTGTAGAAGTTCTTGGATACTTATGTTCTGTGGCATAACTATCCATTGAACATGTAAATGTTAATGACTCATCTGCAATCTTAATATTATCACCAGTATTCAACCCATGATGGGGAATAGTTAATGTTAAAACACCTGTAGATGGTACATATGCAGCATTACTTGCTGTATTGGTAGTAGAACCAGTGATAGTCTTAATACTATTTCCTTTAGTTGGAACTAATATCGTATTTGCAGAAGCAGAATCTCCAAGACCGTATGTACGGAATTTTGTATTCTGTGGATAGCCAACTCCACCGTTAGAAACGGTAATTGATTTTAACTCACCATCAGTTATCTGTGGTCTTGCAACAAGACCAGATGGACTTGTATTTCCACTAGGAGTATCAACACTAATTGCAGTTGGAGAATGGACTGCTGTTACAGTTCTTCTCTTAGTCTCGCCAGGTAATTGAATAGTTTCATTAACTTCAACCTGTTGATTATAAGAACTTACAGCAACATCATCATGATCACCCAACCAATCAAATAATCTTACAGTATCACTTGATGTTAATGTATCAGTAAATGTAATAGTTTCATTGAAAACATAGTAATCCTTTATTGGATCTAGTACTTTATTATTTTTAATAGCAATAACCTGATTTTCCAATTCTCTTGGTCTACCAATGAGAGCATTTGGATAGTAATCGGTACTAGAACTTTGAATAGTATAAGTTTTTACCCCAGTACCAGTAATATTATCAAGTGGTTTAACTAAACCTTGAGATGATATAGTAATATCATCACCCGCTGATGGTGAAACATTAAATACAATCTTAGAACCTATAGTTCCTCCTATAGTATAATCTGTAGTTGGAATTAAAAGAGAACCATTTTTAGTTACAAATAAACTATTTTGATCTGGACTAGCATCATTGGACTGTGTTCCAACTGGTACAAAGTTTTCATTATCTAAGAATAAATTAAATGCTGGTTCTGTACCATCAAAAGGAGTATGAATTTTATCAGCAACTTTACCAGTAGTAGCAAGAATACCCCAAGGAGCAGTACCAGTGCCAGGATTACTTGGGAATGTTATAGTCTGTCCATTACTAGCAATGGTATATCCATTACCATTACCAAATTTAAATTTATTTCCAGCAAAAACAATTAGACTTTCTCTTTCTGCTGTAGTAAGTACTCTACTAGTAGTGTAAGTAGTAGCATTAACAGAAGTTAGGGCAATCAATTCATTATCATACATTGCAACCATATAGATATCATCATTTTCAGCAGGAGCAGTAACGAAAGTTATAACACCCTTTTCAGCAGTAGCTGAATTAGCAATTCCTGATAATGTGTAATGTGTATTTTGTGTTAAAGGTATATCATTCTTTATAACAATAATATCTTCATAACCAGTATAATTGGAATATCTAACACCATCAACTTCTAATCTAAAGCTTCTTCTAGCATTACCACCAAAGAATCCTTGTGATTGATCGAGCATGTTAACTCTTCTGAGTCTTCCATCACCATCATCTTTGTCATGTGTAATGATATCAATTTTTGCAAGATAAGGCATTCCTCTTGGGTCTGATTGCCACCAAGTAGCACCAATACCCTTATTCATATATCCATAGAATTTAAATTGTATTGCTGCATATGTCTTACCATCACCAATTCCAGTAGATGCTGCTGTACCTGATCCAGAATGATCAAAGTGATCATCTGGTGCTAATACAATACCATTTGCACCAACAAATGTAGCTCCTGCAGCATCAAACATAGCAGGATTATTCAAGTTCATCGTAAGTATACGATAATGATTAGATCCTATTATAAGTTGTGTGGAACCATTTCTTAGTAAGATATTAACAACTTTAACCCCTGTGATAGTACTATTAGATGAACCATTTCTCAAAAGTAAATTATATGTATTATTAGTAGTTCCAATTTCTACATTATTATAAACTCCATTACTATCAGCACGTTGTTTAACTATTAATTCACCAGTTAATATATCACCATAAACATTAGTTGGATTTAAAGTTGCTTTCTTAAAGTGAACTTCTACACTTTGAGATGCTAATGTTGTATTATCTGTAAATGTAAGTGTTTTTGCAGCTGAATCGTGTGTTACATCACCTTGATCAATATAATCACCATCAACATAACAGAAAGGAATCCAACCAGATCCAGTTAAAGCAGTTGTGTAAGATAATACTTTTGCAGAAGTTTGGGATAATTCACTAGTTCTATCCTCAAAATTAGCATCATTTGCTGTATATTGAATATGAATAATATCTGTAGTTAATGGTGCAGTAGTAAACTGTATTCTATACGATCCAGAACCATCATTTATATCATTAGGATCTGTAGGTGTAACTATTGTATAGTCAGTTGTTGGAACAAGAGTCTTATCATTTTTAACAACTATTAGACTTTCAGCAGTAGGAACTCCTATTAAATCAGCCCAATCTTTAGTATGGTCAGGTCTTGCTAATTGTAGTGTAAATAATTTTCTGACATTATCAAATTCTTCATTTCTATCAAGAACCCAATTTCTCTTATTAGCAGCTGATAATTGTCTATTAAAGACCATCATACCAACACTATCAGCAGCTGCTGGAGCATCTTTGAAAGTTACTTTATTATTAACAGCACTTTGAAGTTGTGGATTAGGTCTAAATCCAGTACCACCCAAATGAATATCTGGTTTAATAAGAATACCATTTTTTATAGTGAATAGATCAGTCTTATTTTGAACTGTCTCTGGTACACCATCATCAGAGATATTAAATACTTTTCTTACTCCATTTGCAACATTAAATTCATCTAACTCAGCACCTTTCTTAGTACCAGTATTTGCTTTATATGTGGTTACAAAATCTTTAATTGAAACCTTATCAGTAATTGATGGAGGTTTTGCAAATGTAATTTGAGTACCACTAATTGTATATCCAGTAGAACTCTTAACACCACCAACTGTAGCAGAATGGAATGTATGTGGATATCCACCACCAGCAATTATATTATTTTTTACAATATCTGATGTATTTGTAACAAACTGATGTGTTCTATTATCAGAAATACCTACATCCAATGTTATACTATTAGCAGTTACAGATTCAATATTAACTGGAGCATCAAATGCTCTATCACGTTTCTGTTTGATACCATTTGCAGTTGCTGAAGCAAATGTATGAGCAGTAGTATTTGTTGGTGTTATACCTTGAAGTATATCAACAGTAAAGGTATTAGCATCAACATATGTAATTGGTATCCATTTACCACTTACAGGATCACCTACTCTCGGATATGATTTCTCTGTCTGACCAAAATCACATGTAAATTTAATAGACTCATTATCAAATCTAATCCAATCCTTATCTCTCATACTATGTCCAGTTACCTTAACTGTCATAATACCTGTAGATGGATTGTAAGTAGTGCCAGACTCAGCAGTATGGTTATCAATTGTAGTACGAGGATATGTATGTACAGAACCAAAACTGTCTTCATCACACTTAAATTTCAATGAATTATCACTAATCTTAATTTTATCACCAGATTTAAGAATATGACCACCAATAGTTAATGTAAGTAATCCTGATGAAGCAGCGTAACTTCCACCAGTAGCAGTGTATACCCTCTGAGGTGATTTACCAACTTGAACATCAAATGTATTTGTAGTTACGTTTGAAACTTTGACCCACTCACCACTGATAGGATCTGTAGATCTTGGATATGAATGTCTGGTAAGATTATTATCCATACTACATGTAAATGTAATAGCACCATCAGCAAATTTAATAAGATCATTATTAGCAAATTGATGATTAGGTACTGTAAGAGTTATTATTCCAGTTGTTGCAGTATAAGAAGCAGTTGTAGGAGTTACAGTTCTATTATTCTTACCCAATATAGTTCCATTCACTACTACTTGTAATGAATTAACACCATCTACAGGAGTATAAGCTTGATTCTTATTAATCTTAAGGTCAAATGTAGATGTAACACCATTAACTTTATTAGAAATGTCATTAATAATTTCTACATGACTACTAGAATTCTCTGGGTTAGAAGTCTTGAATTTAGTACCAAAACCATAAGTTTTACTACCAGATAGGAACATAGTTCCATCTAATTGTTCTTTTTCTACCTCAAAGAAATCATTTGCTCTCTTTACATTATCTGACTTTATTTCTAGTTTTACATTACCAGCTTGATTACATACTTTATCTTTACCAACCGCAGCATTAGAATATAGATTTGGTAAAGTAACTTTCTCACAAGTAACTGTTTCATCTATATGCCAACCAAATATCTCAGTAGGATCAACACTTGCAGAGAAAGTAATTGTACTTCCACTAACAGTATAGTCTGTCAATAAATGAGATTGATCAACACCTACAAAGAATACTAACAGTTTACAATCGGAAGATGGATTTACATTAAGTGTAAATTGTGTACCAGCGGCTCCAGTAAATGTCAAAGGTTGTAATTGAGCGTGTTCTAATATAAATTCTGGTTTACTTTGTCCATCTAAAGTTGAACCAGTAAATTTAATAGTCTTACCACCATTAATTAATGATAAATTAGTACTCTTCTGAATAACACCATTCATAGAGACTATTAAATGATCACTATTGGAAGCAGTATAATTTACTCCACCTTTAGTTAAATTAACTTCATTAATATTATTAATACCAGATCCCTCAACAATATTGAAAGAAGTAGTTAAATGATGTGTTACTAACTCATCGTTGGGGAATATTGGGAACTGTGGAAGAATATTCTTATCAACTATCTTATAAGATTCATTTGGAGACTGTAAGATACCATTAACTGCTAATAATGTTTTATCAGTTACAGAAGAATTGGTAATAGATACATTTCTAAGATAATTGATTACTTGTTCACCAATCTGAATTTCTTCACCAAAATATAATACAACAATATATCCAACCCCAACTTCTATAACTCTTGCAAGATTGCCAGTTATAGAACCAAATACAATATCATTAAGTTTATATGGATTTGGATTTGCTAAACCATGAAAATAAATATACCCTTTAGTACATTTTGGACTTTCTATATCTGCATCTAATAGACTACTAATAGTAGATTTGAAAGTAACAGCACTTCTTACAATATTCTGTGATCTACCTAATAAAGACTTTCTACTATATAATCTATTTTTTCCAAATAATCTAAATCCAGCTGGATGGGTATTATCATTAACATTCTTCCTCCACTCAATAATATTTCTATCATTTGAAAGACTATATGCCCAATCTTGATAATAAACATTATCACCAAGTTTTTGGAAACTATCACTGATAAATCCTACAGATCCGACAAATTTTTCTTTAATTTGACCAAATGACTGTGATTTAGAATAAGCTTTTGCAGTATTAACCTCTATAATAGTACCATAAGTTCTACCATCAGAAGAAAGTATTACATCATCTTTTAAAATTGATCCAGAAGTAACAAGTAATTCTACTGTAGAAGATCTTGTATCAACGGAAAGAATTTTAGCAGTACTACTCTTATCTTTAATAGTAATAGCATCACCAACAACTAATGATTTTCTTCTTAGTTTACTTACAAATTTAGCACCAGAACCACCGTTTTGACTGAATACTTCAATAGTTGGTTCTTCACTAAATCCACTACCACCTTCTAATACCTTCATATCAACAACTTCACCAACACTATATGTCGGTTCTAGAGTTGCAGCATCATTTAATCCATTTACCCTAACATAAGGACTTAATAGATAATTTGATCCACTGTTAACAACACTGACAGATTCAATTTCAAAATTAGATTTTACCTTTACTGTAATAGGAAGATCTACATAATTTCTTACAGTCTTAGATCCATAGAACTTATCACCGTAAGTAATAAACTTAATAGAATTAATACTACCAATTGTGGTTGATGTTGCTTGTATAACAGCATTTTTTCCAGAAACAGAAGAAACACTAGTTACTCCAGGCAGAACTCTATATCCACCACCACCATTAACAACATTTACCGTTTTAATTGGTCCAGATGCACCATTAGATCTTATTGCGATATCAATTACTGATGTATCTGCTGTTTTAACACTATTATCTTTTACAGTAAATGAATTTGATGTTATTACTTCAGTAACTTTATGTCTACCAATAATAGGAGCTTCTTCTACTCTAAGTTCAAATATTGCATTATCTGTATGTACAAATACAACACTTGGAACTTTTGATGGATCTATATCAAAATAAGTTGATTGTAAATTGATATCCTTCTGATAATATGGATTGAAATTTAAAATATCAAAGGATAAGTTATATGGTCTAGATGTACCAAACTTAAGTCTGTAAATCTTATGAGATTCTAAAACTACAGCATAAACACTCTTACCACTTAATACAGTAGGTATTGTAGGAATAGTATCTAAATTAATTTCTGTAGTTGTAGTTTGTTTTGTATATGTAACATCTACAACATCATTTTTAGAAATTGAGTGACTACCAGTAAAGGTAAACTCAATTACACCATCAGCAATAGAAACTGAAGAAATAGGTGGAGAATCTACAGAACTAACATAAGCAATTGCTCCAGATCCACCAGTATCATCATTATCAAATACTAATTTATCACCAACTCTATAATTATCACCTGCTGTCTCGATGTATACATCATCAACAGTACCAACAGATGAATAATCAGTAAAGAGAATAGATTTGTTTATATTTCTTTCTTCCTGTGGGAAATATGTATTTGCAGTATCATTAACTCTAACAAAATGTTTAGGAACTCTATCATTTGTTCTATTTTGTCCAGTGTTATAGCAATCTGGATCTGAGAAATATTTTGGACCAACAACAAATGGGAACTGATCTACCATAAAGTAACAGTATGCACCATCTGGATATTCTGGTGTTACACAGAATCTACCATTAAATTCGTCTAGAGTTCCAAATGTCTTATCATATTCATAATCTTCTATAAAAGAACCTAATGGATAATCAGCAACTGATGGCCCATTAAATCTATTACCTTTAAGTCTCCAAGATGAAGTCTGTTCTGATATTCCAGAAGTTTTATCTAAAGCAGTAGTAAAACCATACTTACAGTATATTGGATGTCCATCATAAGAGAATCCAACTAATTTAGAATGTTTTGCACTAGTAATACCATCTGCTGTTGCAGAAACAAATATATGTTCATTAACATTAGTTGAAGGAATTACATCTAAAATTGTAACTTCAAAAGTAGTATTGGTTACTTTAGAAATTTTTAAATATTTACCACTTGCATAATCAGTGGATCTTGGATAATCCTTTTGAGAACTAGCACCAGTAGCACCATTGAAATTACATGAGAATTTTAATGATCCATCTGCAAAATTAACATAATCTCCATTTGCTAATCCATGAGCAGTGGTTGTAGTAACCTTGACAATACCAGTTGTGGGATCATATGTAGTACCAGTAGTTGCAGTATGTGATGTGCCTGGTTTAACAATACCATAATAATCTTCAAATTTACTAGTATTCTTTAATTGTAGATACTGGAATTTTAATCTAGAATCAGGGAAAGTTGTAGATGAAACTTCTTGTGCCTTAAGTGTTCCTCTAAATCTATCATCACCTTGATAGAAACTTACAGTTGCACCATTTAATGTTATATCTGTAACTTGATCTAATCCAGATCTAGAAAGATAAATTGTTTTTGATGAATTATCAACTTTAGTTACGAATGTACCAGATGGTAACTGTGGATGAGTAGCTTCCATTCCAACTACTACATCTGTAGTAGCATCAGACATGACTAATGTACTTGATGTAAATGATTCTACTTTTAACTTGGCACCTGAATTTTCATCAAATACATATCCACCAAATTCATCTATTTTAGTATTAAATCTAAATGGTATGTTAAATGTCCACTCATTTAGTGTTGAACTAGCAGATGCTAAAGTATCATCATTTTGAACAGTAACTACAGGAGGAACAGTATAACCACTACCAGCATTTACTATTATTGCTCCATTTAATCCACCACTACCATCTAAAGTAACTTCTAAAACAGCACCTGTACCAACACCATTAACTTTAAGAGTTGGTTTTGTATAATAATTTTGACCTTTATTAACAACCTGTGTTGCTACAATCTGACCATTAGCAACGAATACTTTAACTTCTCCTTTAGAACCACTATCAACTGTTGTTACAGGATTAGCATTAAATGAACTACCTACAGGAGTTGCTAATGTAATTGTGGGAGAACTACTCTTAGAAGATATAATAGAACCTTCCATAGTTACAATATTATCTTTAGTAACTGTATTGAAGAAAGGAATATTATAATTTTCAGATTCAAGTTTACCACCACCAGTTATTTTTATTGTTGGTGCTTCAATATATCCAGATCCAGAATCCACTACAATAAATGAATCTATAGATCCTTTATTATAACCAACATCAACTACAGCATTTCTAAATCCTGTTGGATTTGTTACATTATTATTAATTACTTGAACATTTGGTTTTATAGTAAATCCACTTAGATTAGTAGTATCTAAGAACTTATTAATATCAATTTTCTTAATTCCAGCGGAAATATCAAATACTGTTTCACTTACAGTTAAATCAGATGATTCTCCACCATTTTTAGTGAAAACAACCTTTGGATATGAAGTTTTTAAGAATTTACCTATACCTGTTGTAGTAAGATCAAATGGAACTTCATATGTACCACCAGAACCGATAGTAATTGATTTTACAGCACCATAGGGAACTCTATTACCATGAATACTTTGATATTGAATACCATCTACAGTAATACCAATAGCTTTTTGAGTTTTTGATGGTGAAAGTGATTTAGATGTTCTTAAAATATTTTCATTTATAACACTTGCAGGGAAAGGAATTCTCTTAACTAATTTTTGTAATTTATAATTATCCTTATCCTGATTAATACCAGCAAGACCAGTTAGATCAACATTTTCAATATCTGCTCCACCACTACCATCTTCCAAATCAATAACAGTAATTGCGGTTCCAGAATTAACCTCATTAAAGGTTAATGTAGATCCAGATATCGTATAAGAAGTTGTTGGTTTTTGTATAACACCATTTATAGCAACAAATACAGTATCAGTAGTTGCGGCAGTATAATTAGAACTTGAACTTTGTAATGTATACGTTTTAGAAGCTGATGATGTAAGTGCATCTAAAACTTTTGCATTTTTTATCCAATAAGCTACTACTTTATCAGGTCTTCTGGTAATAGAATCAGTTACAGATGAAATAAAGTTATGTGCGTATCTATCAACAGTATCAAATGCAACATTTACATTAACTACATGTTCTTCGCCACTAATATTTGTTACTTCCAGCCATTGACCACTAGAAGGATCTGTTGTTCTTGGATATGAATGATTAGATGTATAATCATCTTTAGCACATCTGAATGTCAATCCTTCGTCAGCAATCTTAATTTTATCTCCTACCAAAAGATTACTATTAGAAATTCTAAGTGTTAGAACACCTGTATTAGGATTATAACGAGTACCACCAATTTTAACAGCATCTTTTACAGTATTTCCAGTCCAAGTATGAGTATAATTACCACCACTTACAACACCAGCAGTTGCAGTATAAGAAGGTTTCCATCTATGACTAGATGTATCTGTAGAAGTACCAACTCTCATTGTGATACTATCTGAAGTAATTGCTGTAATTTCAACTGCTGTATTATAAACAGGGTCAGTTGTACGAGGATAACTATGATCTGTTGCGTAATTATCCTTAGCACATTGGAATTTCAATGCACCATTAGCAATCTTAACGCTTTGACCAACCTTAAGTGAATGAGAACCTATTGTTAATACCATCAAACCTGATATTGGGTCATATTGACCACCAGTAACGTTGTGGTTTACCAAAGGACTCGCACCAACGTTAACAGTGATTGTAGTCGCTGTAGGACTCTGTACAGCAAGGGATGTATCATATGCAGGGTCGGTTACTCTAGGATAAGTCTTCTGTGATGTATTACCATCCATAGTACAAGTAAATGGTAATGAATTAGGAGTAATCCTAACTGAATCACTAGTTGTTAAACTATGAGCACCAATGGTAAGTACCATCAAACCATTAACAGCATTATAAGTTGCATCAGTAACATCAAATGTCTGTGAAGGACCTAAAGGTGTTAATTTTGTAGTAAGAGTGTTTACATTATCAGTAAATGTTGCTATTTTACTTGTATTATTGTAACTAACAGCATTTCCGACTTGTAATACACCATTTACAGTTACAAATAGATAATCATTTGAAGTATTGTAAGATCCTAAACCACTTAAAGTAATTGTAGAATTAGCAGCAGCTTGAGAGGTTTGTGTGAATGATAATTTTGTTACTTTATTAGTATCATTAAAATATCTAACATAAACAGATTCATTTTGACTAGGAGTTTCATCAAAAACTAATACATTATTGATAACATCATAATCTGATGATGGATCTTGTAATAATGCATTTCTAAAAATGAATAAATCCTTCTCTACAGGAGTACTAAGTCCACTGAGAGTAAAAGCATTAGTATATCCATCAAAGATATTTGAAAGAACCCTATTTTTAGCATTTACAGAGCCACTAAAAATATAGCCTGGAATAGCAGAAGATGAAACATAAACATGTTGATCTTTTGGTGATTTATAGTTATAAATCTGAGAAATACCAACAAAATCTTTGTCTGTATCTAATGTATGGTCACTATTAATTGTCCATGAACTATATTCTGTTCCTGAAAAATCTTCATAAGTTTTATCATCAAAGAAGTACTTTTGAGGACTGAATAAAGCACCACTCTTCTCAATAGTGACTGCATCAACTAATCCAACTAATCTTGCTTGTGCAGAAGAGAATATACATCCACCAATAACTTTTGAAGTATTTGGTATGGATAAAGTTAATTCTTTTCCTGATATAGAACGAATTCTTGCACCAACACCTATACCAGAACCAACTACTAATTGACCTACAGCTAAATCTCTTACTTTATCAACTCTTATAGTTAATTCTCCTTCATTACCAGTACAAGTCTTTTCAGGGAAACCAACAAAAACATCAACAAAATAACTTACTTTAGAACTTCCAATATATTCCCACTCAATAGTACCAACTTTAACCGTTCCTAAAGTATGAGTAGGATCAACTGTACTAGATGCTTTACCTTCAGCTACTGATCTATATAAATTTTCTCCAAAATATCTTTCTTGACCTAATCCTACAAATTCACCTCTTGTATACTCTTTTCTTGTTCTATACCTTCCATAAGCAACTACTTCAGTAGAAACTGCTTTAGTACCAGATCCAGAAACAACAGTACAACCTAAGAATTGATTTACAGTTCTTTCAGTATAATCAATGATTACATCATCAATATAGATCTGACCTTTTGTAGTAGGAAATCCAGATGCATCATCAACTGTAATTATTGTATCAGAAGCAGAATTATATGATTGAACTAGTTGAGTTGACGCTGGGAGGTATATTTTATTGAAATCATCATTAATTTCAATATCAGCCTCATATGTCGGTTTTCCAGCACTATCAATCTTTAAAACTTCACTACTTTCAATAGTTACGTTAGATACACCAAATACACTATCTTGATCCTGAACAAATGTGATATATGATGGTGGTACAGTCTTATTCTTAACAATAATGTCTAAAGAAGGATCAGAAATATTAGATTTCTTATTAATAACCTCCAATCTAGCTAATTTCTTTCCAGAGAAGTTTGAATGTGAAGGTCTGAATAGATAATCCTTCGGAAACTCTATTTCTGGATCTTGAGATACAATTTCAAAAGTATCTACATATGCTCTTGCTCCTTCACCACTATTAGACTCTAATTCATCAGCATTAACAAAAAATCCTATAATATTAGTTAATGTAAGTTCTCCAGTATTAAAATCCCAACTTTCAACGATACCACTACCATTTCCAGAAATTGAAGTAACTAATTCTTCTTCAGCAAAATCTCTTTCTCTTACAAACGCAGTAATAGGACCAACATAGTTTTGACCAACATCTGTAATTGTTACTCCATCAATGACTCCACTAGTAATACTATCAACAGTAAGTACAGCTGTTGGATTAGCAACATCAACACCAGTACCACTACCAAAAACTTCTATAATAGGAGGATTAATTAAACTACCACTAGATGATCTAGAATCATATCCAGACCCACCATCAGTTATTTCAACACCAGTAATTTTACCATCAAAGTTAGGAATTTTGAGAGTTGCACCAGAACCCCTTGTTTGTGTATTAAATTTTACCTTTTTATCATTAAATAGAATTCTGAAAAGAATTGCATGAGAATTTAAACTTCCTTTTGAAGCATAAAAAGTTCTAATCCTAGAAAAGAAGGATGATAAATCTAATTCACTTACAAGATTTTCAGGTATTAAAACAGCAATTTCAGATCTAATTCTTCTAAAGAATTCAGATGTAAACTCATATGCAATATTAGTGACTATTGTATTATCAAGATGATCCTCTGCTAATGATGTAGTAAGACTAAGTTGAGAAAGTGGTATATTAGACAATATAAGTGCAGATGTACCTCTCACGCAATCTACAAATGTTGTCGTAGTCTTAGATCCATAATAGACTATTTCATCATCAATTTGAATATACCCTTTATTTGGAAAACCAACAGTACTATCTACAGTAATCGTAGTAGCACTATCAGCAATATTACCATTCAATTTAGTATTTTCTACTAACTCAGCTTTTTTATAATAACCAATATTATAATATTCTATCAAATTCTGTGCAATATCTAAAGGTGAATTCTTTAGTTCTTGCGATTCATAATAAGCCTTAATGAACTTTATAAAAGTTGCACTATCTTCCCTTACATATTGAGGGAATTGATTTTCTATTAAATGTGAGAGGTCTACTGAGTGGTCGCTTAGATATTTCATGAGCAGCGGCTAGGATCTGTTTCTGGAGTAAAGTCGTCAATAGTAATAATATTATTAGGATCATCTACAACACTAGTTATAGGAGTTACAGTTGGGTCTCCAACAGTATCACCGATAGTTGGTTCACCAATAGTTGTATCATCATCTAAATCAGAGTCAGGATCGTCATCATCTAGAATAATTGGATCATCAATAATAATATCAGGATAAGTTGTTGTATCTGTCTCTAAATCTGGTCCATCCTGTAAACCACATAGATCTATGGGTCCATCAGTACATGATGGAATAGAGAAGGAAAATTCACCTGTCTCAAAATCAATTGTTCCAGCAATACCTATTTTATTTCCATCTTTATCAAATATATAAATGTTGTTATCTAAATTACAACCATCCAACTCTGAAGGAACTCCAAGGAATACTGGATCTGCATAGCCTGGATAACAGAAATAAGAAGAAATAATAGAATATTTTCCATCAAGTTTACTCTTCATCTTAGTGAAGAATGATCCACTATAATCAATAGGAGTTTCTGCTGGAGAAGAAGTTAGATCAATTTCGGCACATATTCTAGTTTTAACATTAGTATATAAGAAAGAATTATCTAAATTCTGAATTGCAGCAAGTAACTCAGATTTACTAAATCTTCCATTAAAATTCTTAAATGCGTCAGAATTTTCATAATCAACAAGTAAATCACGAATTAACTTAGCCAATGCTGCAGCACTTCTTCGTGTTTTATCTTTATCATACTGAACAACTGCTCTAACTCTAATTTTAAGTTTTCTAGGATCTAAGATAACTGGTGTGATAGATCCAACAATATAATCCTTGAGATCCTTTACTATATTTGACTTTTCAGTAGTACTAACAACTTCACCTACTTTAGGTTTAATAGTAATAAAGACTTTACCATACTGAGGTGGTACAAGTGATTCGCCACCAATAACCTTAACCAAATCAGTATTACCATAAAGTTGCATTATTAATGATTCATAATCACTAATAGTAACTGCTCTTTCCTGTGCAGCATAATATCTTGGTGCTCTATACTTTATAGAAGAAATACTTTCAAATGAAGCACCACCACTTGAATTTGTCTCATTTAAAGTAAATGAAACATTACTTAAAGCAAGTTTTCCAGTAACATCACTAGCATCAACATATTCAACAGTTCCAACAAATTGTAAGGAACTTTCTTTAACATTATTGAGTTCAGCACCTGCTGTTACAATATATCTAATAGTTACTACTTCACCATTTTGTAATTTTCTACCAATTACATCATCACCAAAAATTACTTCATATTTCTGATCTTGAACCTCTTCTACAAAGAAAACTGTGTCAGATGGTTTAACACCTACAACTGTATTTTTCCTTGTATATTCTACTGAAGTAGTAGCACTTGCATCATCCTTAACAAATACTTTTACAGTACTAGAATCAATATAATTATTTGGTATCCAGAACCTCTGATGCTCGTTTGAAGTGTCTACAGTATAATTCATATCGAATACTGTACCTTCAACCAATTCAACATCTCTGAAGACCGCACTACTAGCGCCTGGAGCTATTGCAAGGTTAATAGGATCAGTTGCTACATAAGTATAATTCTTACCACCCAGACTAGTCTGTAATACAGGTCCAGACTTAAGACCTAATCTTTTATAACCAGTTATATTACTACATGTAAGGTCAACAACAACCTTTGAAGATTGATAAGAAATTGGATTGTAACCTAATTTCTTTGCATGTGAAACTATATTATCTCTTAAAACGGCAGTATCGAGATTTAACTCGTTAGATGCCATATTAATATTATAACTTGTATATAATGTATTATACGCAAGAATATCAACTAACATTGAAAGGTTAGACCCTTCAAAGTCATAATCAGTAAAATCTGATTTTGTTTTGATATAATTTTTTATAGACGCTTTAAGTTGTTCAAACTCTAAAGACGCTACTGATGGTAACTCCATTTAACTTTCTCTGACTAAGATGAAATCGATTGTCTGTAATGCCTGAGGAATACCAATAATATAATATTCAATAAAGCATTCAAATCTGTTTAAATCTTCTTCAGCATTGACAGTAACAGACGATAGAGCAATTCTAGGCTCAAAAGTCGTTAATACATCTTCAATTTCTTCAAGTAAAGCATTTTCAGAAAATCCAGTGGACAATTCAAACAGATAGGACGTTGTTGATGTTCCTAGAAGTGGACTAAAATGTCGCTCACCAATTTGCGTTAATACTAAATTTTTAACCGACTGCTTGATTGCTTCCTCATTTTTGAGTACAACAATATCCTTGGTGATAGGATTCTTAGAGAAATTAAAGCTTATATCTTTAAATGCTCTAGAAGTCTTCCCCAAGTAAGTGTCTACTATTTTGGTTGGAGCAGTAGATCTCGATACGCTAAACGACAAGGCTATAAAACGATATTCGTTAAGCTATATATGCGAGTTTCGCTAGGTTTTTATGCTATAGAACGTATATTTTAAAAATAACTCATCGCCTTGATCAATATGACGAATAGTTTTGACGAAATACTTATCATCTTCATTCCATTTTACACAATTAGGATCATCGCTATGATTTATAAAACCACCCAAAGGTGTTCTGTAAATTACTTCATCCACAATCAAATGGGACATTCCTAATACCATTCCAGCTGGAATATCCTCTTTGGCAAATAATCCTTGTCCTGCTATGGGGCTATCTTTAATGTGTAGCCTACTCGGTAGGGCTTGATACATGATTAATTACTCAACCAAATTATACCACCATCCAACCATCTTTCTTTCTCAACTTCTTCAATAAGAGTGTCTACACCTCTATCAAAACTTTCAGCCATTCTACGGAAACCATTTCCTACATAAATCTGTCCAGCAAATACTGATACGGTAGCAGCACCCCAGAAAATATAATACCATCTGGATTTAACTTGTGCTTTTAATTTTCTTTTGTCTTTAGTCATGTCAGTGTCTTGCATAATCATTATTAGTTAAGTATTCAACTCGTTTGGATACATCCTCCATAGCATCTCTTATTTTTGATGCCGATCCAGTTAAATGGGTCGGAGACCCATTTGTAGCATATTTGCGTGTATACAAACTCCACCTCCACTGTTCAACATGCTCAGAGTACCAGATTTGGATTCGCATAGATTACTTTCCTTGACCTCGATAGATTTTTCTTTTATGATTCCTGCTTGATGCAGAGAATTTAGAATGTTTACCTTGTCCCTGTCTTGATTTCTTTGGTTTTGGTTCAATAGTTACTACAGAACTACCAGAAACAGAAAAACGTCTAGCCATCAGTTAAATAAAAACTAGATTTATTATAACATAAAAAAGATCAGCTGTAAATAAATTTAGGAGCTGGTGTTGCAATATTCAAACGTGGTACGGAAGGAGGGTTAGGATCACCTATATGAGAGGTCATTCTACCCAATACAAAGTGTTTACTTATTCCAACCATGACTCTAGGACATACACAAGGACTACACCCTCTACCACAGCAGTTTATGCCAGGAGCAGGTACTAGTGGTTGTCCTGTAGTACCTTCTGGAAGTCCTAAATGGAATTCCTTCTGTATTACTGGTACTACAACAAATGGAAAACATGTGCAGCAACCAAAAACTGAAGGTCCATCTGCTCCACCTAAAACTTGTACTGGTCTCATTTATCCTCCTGATTGATAGGGCCAATATTGTTGAACGGAATAACCCGACTGATAGCTATTTACAACACCACCACTTTTCGCATAGGGTTCCATACTGGTCGTAAATAGAGCATCTGAATTAAATTGCGATCTTTCAAGATCTCTAAACTCAGTATCGGTCTTAGAACCGTAGAATACGATCTCTTCTCCATCATAGAAGTAATGATTACGCTCATTTTTGGTTTGATTCTCGCCAGTACCCATATCTAAATAAATTTCCGTTTTTCTGATCCATTTTGGTATCATAAGATATCCAGAACTCAAAAACTTATCCGTATTTTCAACTTTAATAACAGAATCAGTTGGTTTTAACTCATCTGTCATCTTTGAAGTAATAGATTCTAATTGAAGTGGATTTCCTTTAAAGAAACTTGATTTAGCAATATTTGTTGATAAATTTACCATATCAAACTCATATTCCTTAAAATAAGTACTTCTGTACTCAAAATCCGCACCTCTCCATGATTTATTTGGATATACCGCACCAGGCGCACTCAAATCAATATCTTTAACGTAGTTTGTCAATCCACTACCAGTATAATAATTAACAGTTTGTGTAACTTGATTCAAACCAAGAGTAAATGTCGTAATACCCTGAGCATTACTACTAAGTCTAACTCTAGCAGTATTAAATTGGAATCTACCACTCTCAGTAATAGGAACTTGAATACCATCCACTATTAATGGATAATATACAAATAATTTATCATTACTTGCTTTAATAGCACCATATGCAGTACCATTCTGAAGCGGTGATGGTGCATTTTGTTGAAAAGTGATTGTAAAGTTAGTAGGGAAGTCATTTAAATTACCACCAGTTACCTTCAGTCTACCTTTACGAGCATTATCAACACCAATTGACATTCCAGCAGGTTGTACAGCAGTATTATAAAGACTACCAACATTCGCAACATTTACGATGTATAATCCAGTACCCGTGGATGTTGTACCCTTCAATACATCAAATGTCGCACCAGATCCGTTCTTATTATCTGTATTAGTACCACTTACACCAGTATAGAGTGTTTCTGGAGTACCAGTAAAGGTATAAGTTTGTAAACCACCAGTAAAATCAACTGCTGTTACGGTAACATCAATATCATGAACTCCATTAGTTCCTCCTAGTAAACTTCCATTGATTCTAATTACGTCACCTACCAAATAACCAGTACCAGCTTTTTCTTGATTAATCGCAACAGTATAAATGTCATCAGCAATAGATTCTGTTGATTGCCATGCAACACCAACATCAAATCTTGGTAAATCTATCTGAGGTGAAAGGTTCGAGAAGGTCGCTCCACCTGTAGATGTACCAGATACATCAAAAGTACTTATTTGGTTCCCTGAGAGTCCTGTAATGGTTATATAACAGTCATTCTGATCATTTGTATCAGTTCCATCAGTTCCACCAAGATTAGAACCTTTAAAAACTAATTGTTGACCTACTTTATATGCGGCATTACCAGAATTAGTGTTAATTGCAGCAGTATAGTTTCCACCTGATGATGTAATATTAAAAGTAGTCCTAGTTTGTTGTGTTTGTAAGGAAGAAGGTGTAATAGATGTATATCCCAGTTTCGGAACCGCATTAGATGCTACCTGATACTCTGTAATTGCACCTGTTGAGTCATTTACACCAGATACGAGTATTTTTAAGTCATTTGCAGGGGTAGCACCACCCAATGCAGTACCAGAAATGACAATTTCGGTCTCTCCAGCAACTTCAGTACCCACTGTAGGACTTCCATATAACCATCTTGGTAATAAATTCGCAGTAATAGTATCTCTATTCGCATTTCTGCCAATATTCTCATAACTACGATCTTCCATTGAAAGATCTTCTACAATATAATAAATTCCATCTTGTTTTACGGGAACATCACGAAATGCGTTCTTTCTAAGTTCAACTTCACCAATATTCTCTCCATCTATCTTATTTGTAACAGCAGGTACGTGTTCTGGTAGTAAACTACTCATATCTTCAGGAACTTCCTCAAATTTAGTAAGAATATTAGTGATTAGAGTGTTAACACTAGTATCTTGTTTCGTAGTAAGTTCAACTTCAGTGTTATCACCACCCGATTTACCTCTAATTTTATCAATATTAGTCTGAGCATCGTCAGATAATTCATTATTATCGGTAAGTACAGTACTTTCTGCGATAGTTATGGTCTGAATTGCATCAGCAATCTCCGTTACAGACGCAGTACCCGCTAATTCATCAACTTTTTCATTAATTTTCGTACTTATGGTCGCATTATTGTCGGAATATTGTCTTGTAGTGTTATCTGCATTACCAACATTGAGTGGAATATCGGTATTTGGAGTCAAATATGGGTCACAAGGACTATCTACAACAATTGGACGGTATTCTGACGATTTTATTTCATTCAGTGTGTTGATGCCAGGGAACTTTGTCGCTAAATTGTTTAAATCCTCTTCAATAACATCAACTTCCTTCTCAAAAATAGGTTCATATAGTATATCTTTACGCTTACTAACGATAATTCCGACCACTGCCGCACGATCTTTGATACCCCAACCCGATCTTGCTACAATTGTTGCACCAGAAATACTGCCAGTGTACTCGGCATCCTTAGTAAAGTCACTTCCAGTAGTAGTAACTTGATCTGGAATACCAGTAACTTTGAATTTTATTATTACATTACCTCTACCACCGTTCTGTGTAGACTGAAAAGTAGTACCTACAGGAGGTAAAGTACCTGATACTTGAAAAATATACCAATTAGAGTCATATTCTCCTCCATCATTAATAGGTTCTGCTCTCATAGTAATAGTGGCATCACCCTTAGTAATAGTCCACGTTCTTGTACCCATACTATTGAAGATTGCATTACCACCTTCATTGAATACTTTTTCACCTGTCCAATCACCACCAAGGGTATTAGTATTACACTTCCAATCATTATCATGTATACCAGGCCCTTCAAGTCTGAAACATAATTTACGATTACCAAGTGTTACATTGGATGCTAGTTTAGCATAACAGTAATTTGTATCAGGTATTTGATTTGGTTCTGCCGCAGTTATAGTAACATTTCTAAGTTTCTTTCTTTTTGTTCTATTAAACCCTAAAAATCCACTGGGTAGATTCACCCTAACCTTATTAGTTGCTGTATCAATGGATTTAATAGTAAGACCAGTAGGGAATTGAGTCTCATCACCCATAAAACCCCTTATAACATCCCCTACTTGTATATTCTTAACATTATTCAGAATGAACCCAGAATCCCCTACAACCCTATGAACCCTCTTTTGTTCAGTTCTAGTATCACAGAAGTTCGCTACCTCGGTTACTGTATGACCGTTTATAACATCTCCAGCTTTAATTACAGTTCTAGTATCAGTTTTATAGGTAAAGATTAATGCAGGGTCTTCTGTTGCCGCTTGATAGACCCAATGATCTTCTACAGTAGGTAAACCACCTATACTCAGATCAACTCTATCTAATGTAAAATTATTCGTTATCTTCGCTTTACGAGTACAAGAACCACCTGCTGATGAAGAATATGAATTACCTGAACAATTAGTAGTTGGATCTCCATCTGTATCTAAACAGATAGGAACATATTTAATGGTTATATCTTTTACTGATGTATGAGTAGCTGGATATTGCCATAGATGATAAAAATATCCCTCATCTACACCTTTATCCATTCTACAGTAGTTCTCGAAAATCGGGAGTCCTGTAGAGCTATTATATTCTTGATATCTTGGGTCGTTTGAAGTATTCCATTTCTCCCTTAAAGTTCCGTTAGTTAAAGTAATACCTTGAACTTCATTATAAACTTTATCAGTATAATTAATAGTTACCAATTCCCAGTCATCATCGTAGTTACTAGAAGGACATTCAACAGTAACAGATGCTTTTACTTCCTCCTTAGTAGGAGTACAGTTTTGATTCGAGTTTGCAGTACTCATATTATATGAAAGACGCTACGGTGCCGTGGCTGAGAGGATCTTAGAGTAGTTTTTAACTAGTTCGAGAGAATTTCTCTCAATCATTGCCTACTTTATGTAGGCGAAGGCCAGGAAGTCCATTATAGTCGTGATACTCCCATTCCAAAATATCGCCTTCTTTCCATTCCAATTCTTCTAAGAGATCCTCTGGTATTGCCACTGATTGTTTTTCATCTACATCGTCATAGACTATCTCAGTAGATGTTTCAAAATTTGACATTGATTATATTCAGTTGTATTGTGTAGTCATTTTTATATATCTGTAAGGAATTTTCCAAATCTCTCAATATTACTCGGCATTTCAGGATTCTCTGATCTCTGAGGGTCTTAGCGGGGGTTTTCCACAGAAAGACTTTGAGGGCCTTCGAGGCCTCAGACGGATTTTTCTTGCGAAAAATTTTTCAAACTTCGATATTTTTAGAGGTCGAGATTGGTCCGTTATAGATTAGGGGAGTCAGCGGTTTTCGCCCCCGCCCCCGTATGAACGCCATATACTGGGTCCTACTGCTCGTTGACGCTTGTTAGCGCCAGCATTATCTCAAAGCATGAAAAAAGAGAGGCGTTGTGCCTCTCTTATCCGCTTGTCTTGTAAAATGAATTGGCAGGTCCTGAGATCACGGAGCAGTCAGGTCGCAGGGCGTGGGCAGAATATGCTTGCCCTCGGCGATTTGTATTTGTCCTGCTGCCCTT